CCTGCTGCGATTGTTAACGCTAATTCACCAAATTGCAGATTACTTGGGGCAGTTGACCCAGTTGATCTTTTTATCCTAATAAAACTTGCCATTTCAGAAGTTTCCTCCGTTGATATCTAAATTTTGAACCGCACCGGGTGTGCATTCAAGAGTCCCTGTCCATCTATTTGTTGTTGCATTGTATACGAGTATCATTCCGTTTTGTGGATTGGTAATTTCAACGTCAGATAAACCAGCTAAGGTTCCACTAACATTTCCTGCCAAAGACGAAACGACTTTAACAGCATTCTGATTACCAACTCTAACTTTGATTGGATTACTCATACATCATCCTCTCGTGTTACTCCTTTACGTACTAAGACAGATCCTTCAACAACTCTTGTCACTTCACCAGCAGAATCTTTTACGACAACATCGTACATGTATCTTCCTGCTTTAAGCACTTCAGTGGCAGTACTAGTCAAACCAACCTGAATAACTCCTCCAGCAGCATCTGCAACTGAGCAAGTAAAAGTTGCAGCACAACTTACGCTTGATGCATGTTTTCTCATCTTTGCTCGTACATTAAATCCAGTCAATTCTAAGGCTGAGTTAGATGATACGTTCTCCAGATGAAATTTTTGTGTGAATGTTGCTCCTGTGTTTATAACAAGATTACTAACATATACTGCTGCCATCTATTCAATAATAATGATGATCTATGATTTATTTATAAGTTCAGCAAGTAATGATTTAATTTCGTCCAATTCTGCTCTCAAACTCTGAATTTCAGATTTTTCGGTCAATCTTAGAGACTTCATTTTCTTATATTGTGCATATCCGTTACTATCATAGTTGATGATAGCACCGGATTTTTCATCTCTATAGAGATTTTTGTGTCCTTCAACTCTTATCATGCTAATGCGATTACCCTTAGATCCTTAAATGATGGTGCCTCTGCCTCATTAGTACCACTACTTACAATTTTAATCTGGAATCCATTAAATTCGGCAAGGTCATCAACTGTGAATACATAATCAACAAATTCACCTTCAGTGCTTGCTGGAACCAGAGCATCTGGTTTACCACTATTTTTACCTGCATCACGTACATCATCACCGAATCCGTCACCATCAGTGTCATTTAAATTATCAAATCCGGGGAACAAACTAAATGTAGGTTCAACACCCTCAGAATCCACTCTGAATATTTTAAACAATGCTCTGAAATCTGCAGAATTTCTACGATTAGAACTCACTAAAATTTTAAGTGATGTTGCAGGTTGTTTAATATCAACACGATTACTGATATATGATGATGCATGAGGATCACCAGTATTTAATTTTACTCTATCATCAGAGACGTAATCATCAATTGGATTATTCAATCTGTTTCTGACGTATATCACTGTTCCATTTGCAGTATCTACTGCAGGAGATAGATTTTCATCTTCAGATGAGAAAGTTATGGATAATGTGCTTGTTCTACTCTTTGGTAAGTCAGTAATTCTAGCTGCTTCGTTTTGTGATGATGCTACCAATCTAGTTGTAGTTAAAGGATTAATCTTATTTAATTCAACATCTTCATAACCTTGATCAAGGAATGAAACTTCATTACCACCAACACTTGTACCACTAACACTTCTTAATTGCGAAGTAAGTTTTGTTTTTCCGGGTTGTAGTGTATTGAATACAGGATAAACTGCATTGTATTGAATATTCTTTGAAGCATGCATCTCAGATCCACCACCCACTCTCTCATCAGTGAAACTTGCTTGACTATCACCCGATCCTCTGTTAGGAAGATTTGGTCTTCCTGTTCCTCTGGGAATCTTAAGATAATAATTATCAATATCTTTTTTAGATGTTAATGTAGCATCATTAGGCATAGTGTGAGTAGTATTAATACCTGTTAGAGATAATCCGTTAAACTCATACTTACGAGCCAAACTATTAATAGGATGAGTTACAATTTTTGAACCATCAATACCTCTTTCAGAAATACCTAGACCAACATTCGTTATTGAGTTGTAGTAAATAATTTCATTATTAACCTTGACATAACCAGTCGAAGTGGTAATTCCTTCAAATGTTGCAAATTCGGAAGTATTTGCTGCACCGACAACAATAATACTATCCTGCAATCCGATGGCAGATGTTACAACAACTGGTTTTGTTGTTGGTTCAACTCCTGAAATCTGAACAGTATTATTACCAGCGGTCATTCCATGATTATAATGTGATACTTCAAGAACGTCACCAGCAAATAAAGGATTGAGTTCAGATGATGCAGTAATATCGGTATTTGCATATGATACTGCATTACCAGAATCATTGTAAATTACCAAATCACCATTTGAGAAGTTCTCACCCTGAACATTTGTAAGATATAATGTGTCAATTCCTGTTATCGTTGAGACAGTGATCTGAGCACCACTACCTGATTTCATATTTGCTGTGGTCAAACCAACCACATCTCCAACCGCATATCCGTTACCAGCATTACTTATACTGTTAACGGTATTTACAACACCACCAGAAATGGTCACTGTTGCTGTAGCACCAGTTCCGTTACCAGTTATTGAATATAATGGAACATTGCTGAATTGTCCGTTTGAATATCCAATACCGGCATTTGTAATTGAATTTGCATTGATTGGGCCACCGGTAGATTCGATAAATCCGAAAGGATCTGTAGCAGTTGTACCATCACTAACCTTTCTACCAGATACAAGTAAGTTTGTCATACCTGCAGTTGTCATGTTAGTAGTTTGTACTCTTAATTTACGTGGATATGTTTTCACTCCGTTGTTTGTGAGAGTTGGAACTTGACCACTTTCATAATCTATTGAAGGATTGTAGAGGAAAGCAGAAGCAGTCGTAGTGCTGAATTTAGCCTTATTCAACTTAATCTTCATATCTTCAAACTGACTTGGTGTCCAGATTGATCCATTCTGAGATTTAAATAAACTACCACCAATGTATTGCTGAGATATAACAACACTTTCTGAAGCAGGTAATGTCTGTGTATCAATTGTTGAATCACCCATTCTTGCTATCCATGCCTCATAATTATTAGTTGTGGGTGCAAGAAGAACAATACAATATTCTTGCCCACCCTCAAGGAAAATTGGTGATCGGAATTTTACATTCGTTGCTGCAGATGCATCCTCAGATACATTAATTTGAGATGGATCAAGTGTTACTGAAGCAAAGTCTTGAACTTGAGTTAGTGTAGGAGTTCCTAATTCCATAGTTCTTACTTGAACAGTGAGTTGTTCTTTGACATCTTTCTTTTTCATGAAGATATCTACTGATGTTAGGAAACAACCAGTTTCATCTACTGTGAATGACTGAGCAAGAGGGTCTCCATTGTCAACTTCAATAGTTTGGAATACATTTGTTATATTAATTATTTGAGGTATTGGAGGTGGTGGTAATTCTCTAATACCTATTGTTGTCTGTGATAATGTATCAACAACACCAGCAGTCAAATATGTTGTTTGAACACTACTTACAGCAGGAGAATCTGGTACTGCATTTACATTTGTAGGACTTGTAGTTAATTTAAATGACTTACTACCGTTTGTGAAACGTAATGGTGGTACAGGTGTGGTTAGAGGATCACGAATAAAGAATGTACCTCTTACACTACCAACTCTATCTGTTATTAGTCTTATGCTGGTAACACTTCTAGATATAACAGCGATTGCACCACTTGTTTCACCAATAAAGACTGCTAAAGGATCTATCCTTCCAAAAAATCTACCTTGTGCTTCCTCTGCTAATGATGCAGTATCAACATTAAGAACAGTTGACGATGCTGAATATGTGGATGGTATAGTTATAGTAGGATCATATGGATTGTTTGTATAAACTAATGTTGGTGCTGAGAAAGGCCCACTCTTATGATTAGGTTGTGCTATTCTAAATCTACCAATTATGTTTGGCCCAAAATCACCTGAATTATTCTGTTGCAAAACTGCAAACACCCTTTCTCCAATCTGAAATGATCCAGATTCCATTTCAATTTCAATTAATTTTGGAACTATATCAATTCCGCTTGCACTATCAAAGAATGGATAATACCTAGTATTCGGTTTAAGTGTTGTTGCTTCAAACTCAACGTTTCTTGAACGCATATGTTTTTCTGGTTCACTACTGACCAAAAACTGTGTTGTAACAGATCCTTCAGTATCACCAAATACACTTCGATTACCGTCATCTAATATAACATTTCTTGTCCAAATATCAGAACCCGGATTAAGCGTAATATTTCCTCTGAATGTAACAACATTAAATGGGTTTACGTTTTCAAATCTTGATGCTAGTGGTTGATCTAAAAGTGTAACCTCTTCATAATCTAATGTTAGTATATCACCTGTTTTCTTAATTCCAGAATCAAGTAGATCTAAATCTGATGAAAAATCAGCAGTCGTAGAGTCTATTGATGGATCTAATGCTAATTCAGGTTTTAATGAATAAAAATCTGTGGGAGAAACTAATTGCTCATTTGCAGAATCAATATCACATTTACAATCTGGATTATTAATATCTAACAGAGTATTGTTTTTAAAATCATCTACAAAAAATCCTGATTTAAATCTTGATAAACCATCAGCATCTTGAACTTGGAAAGTTTTCGTATCTAATTCAAGTAAACTTAATGATGTGACTTCCTCTAAATTTGAAACTCTGTTTTCAATATTACCAATGTCTCTCATAGTAAATCTTTTATTATCGACTACTACAATTTCTATATCATCAGGATTATAACAATATGCAGGTAATTTTAAAGTTGCCACAGTCATTCCTAATTCAATATCATTAGGAGGGATTGGGTTCTTAGAAGATACACCTTCTACAACAACAAATTCACCAGAAGTATATCTCTGATCAATATTTGCTGATGGATCTAAAATAATTTTATCAGTGCGTGGTAGGTAATGACTAATTCCTATTATTGATGATTCATTTGGAGACGGCACTAATGTTGGGTTGACACCTGCAGTTGCAAAATCTCTGCTTTCAAAGGAAAAAGGACTTGCATTGGTTACTGTAAAGTCAGCAACTCTTGGTCTAAAGTCTAGTGTGTCTGAAGCTCTAATATTATCACTGAGTATTGGAATATCATTCTTGAACCTATCCTCATCATATGATCCAACTGTATAAACATCACCTTTATCATTAGCAGGAACAGTATAACGGTTTATTATAATTTTTAACTGACGATTTGGAACTCTTGTACCATCTTTTCTAATAATTCGTGAAAAATCATAGAATGCTGATCTTTGACCTTTATCTAGAGTATAACTTGATGTTATATTAAGATATGACCCAGCTGTTACACCCTGTAAATTAGTAACTATATTTGACTCTTTAAATGTTACTCTTTCACCAGTAATAAATTGCTGTGGTGTCAAATAAGCAATCTCAACAACTGTTGCTGAAGTTCTTTCAGTAATTTGAGCAATCGCACCACTTACAGATCCAACTATTTGCTCACCTAAAATTGATGCAGTATTAAGTGCTAAACCACTTACAAAAACTAATTTATCTAAAATAGGAGCAGCATTTGTAACTGATTCATATACACCCACAACATCAACAACATCGGGTGTATTTAATGAGATTACCTTATCTTCAACTCGCAAACCAAAATGTTTGTTTGTTGTGAGTCCGTTAACGGTAGATATACCAGATATTGATTTATTAACAGTAACTACGCTACTTCTATCAAATATTTTTTGTTTTGTACTAATACTTACTTTTTTAACAGTTGCATTTACAACTATACTACCTTGGTTAGGTAATAAACCCGTGATTGTAACTGTGGATGCATTGTTTGTTAAAGTAAATTGAGCAGATGTTAAAGGTGAAATATTACCACCTGATAAGTGTACGGAATACCTATCATTATCAAATGTTTCAAACAAAGCACTTGAAATACCAACTAAGTCTGATGTATTGAACGTAAGTGTACCTACCGAATCTGTGCTCTTTCCGGTTATTTGAGTTTTTATTGTTAATTCAGATCCAGTTAAATCGACATCTGATATATTTTTTTCTTGTAGTTCTGCAAATAAACCAGTATTTTCATTTTGTACCACAGGTATTCCAAGATGAATACCAGTTGGTGAAGTAGATGACAAAACAGTCCCTACACAAACATCTGTTACATTTTGCACTGCTGCCAATGTTACTGATTTTAAATCAGTAGAAATAGCACTCACCCTATTAAATCTTGGATCTGTATCTGTTGTTAAGTTAACTATAATTATATCACCAACTCTCAACGAACCAAATGTCTTACCCGCACAGGTTAAAACACTAGATCCACTTATATTAACCTCATCTGCAAGCCCTAATTCCTTAATTGGTGATGGTTTAAGAACTATATCTGCACTAAAATCAGTATGTAAACCTAATGCTGATGCATCTTGATATACAGATTTTACATCTCTTATAGATTTTTCTGATACAGTTGCTACTGTTCTTGTTGTTTGTCCTGAGTCACCACAAATTCTTAATTCCTCACCAGCTATGAATGTTCCTGATACATCTTGAAGTGTGATTGTTGTACTATTACCACCGGGATTAACAGAAAATCCTGTAGCACCACTTGACAACCCTTCAACAAATGATGTATCAGGTAATTCTTGACTTGTCAATAATGTATTCACAGTCAAAACTGTAAATGTTTGTATATCAAATAGGTAGAGGTCAAATATTACATCACTAGCACCACCTGCCCTATCATGATTTTCAAATGCATATACTCTTGCATTTCCTATCTGTGCACCTGCTCCAGAAGTTGCATTGTTTGTTGATCCTTTTCTTTGATCCTGTAATCTGATGGTTGCACTTCCATCTAAACCAATCTTTGGTGTTCCATTAGCACGGTTTACTTGAAATAGTGTTCCAAGTCGAAATGGAACAGAACTATTTTGAATTGTTTTCTTATCTCTTGGTTTGGTTATATCCAATACTGTTGTTGCTGGTCTTTCGATATCATAACCTCTTACATATGCTTTACCGGGTGATACCTTGAGTGCTAATAAGTCATCGGATGGTGTTGCACCCTGATCTGTCAATTCATCAGATGTAAAGATACCTTCGTTTGATATTCCGTCATTTAATGATTCAAATGCTTCTAGTTTAAAGTTTTTAAGAGAATAGTTACCGGATTCTTCAAAAGTTCTCTTTGCAAAATAATCTCTTATTAATGAATACTGAGTGCTATTCTGTAACTTTTTTAATTCACCATCATCAAGACGAATCAATTCAACAAAATTCTTATCATTGAAATCTGTTAGTCCCTTTTTAGTTAATGTTGTGGATATTTTTAATCTATCAGCACCCGGAGCTGCAAAGTTTGTAAATCCTCTTGCATTATCATTCAATGAAGAATCTGCATCAGAATTAACTAATTCTTCTTGAATAAAAAGACCAACCCTGTATGATGGATTATTTGAATATGGATCTAATACAATTCTATCTGCTGATACGTTTACAAAGTGACCTCTTATAAAGAAAACACCATTAGCGATGGATGCAGAACATCCTGTAAAACATGCATCATTCTCTATTAATGTTGCAACAGAATCACCAGAATTAATTGGAGTATTTCCGTATACAAATCCCTCATCAACAAGTAAATCTTCTCCGTCTTCTAAGAATGAAACATTGTTAGAACTTCCCGAATCAAGATATTTAATGAAAAATGTTAAATCTGTTATTCCTGTAGATTCATTTGGTAAAGAATAATCATCAACAAGAACCTTTATGCCACTACTTTGTCCTGTTAAAATTTTACCCTTTAAATTTTCCACATATACTGAAACTGCTGTTCCTAAATGTATGGAATCTAATTTTATTGAAAAATATTCAGCATCATATTGTATATTTCCGGGAATCACCATTGATCCCTCTTTGAACATATGACTACCAAAAGATTCAATCTGATCCTGCAGGATAGATTGAAGAGTTGTCAATTCCCTAGCTTGTACAGGTTTGCCCGGATTGAACAAAACCCTGTAAAAATTATTATCCTTCTTAAAATCGTCGTAATAAGGACTTATATTTAAATTCGTTTTTTGTGGCATTTTTTAGAATTCCAGAATGATTTTGATGTCTTCTTTTTGTCTAGAGTTTCGTTTAATAGTCGCCCTATTATCAATATAAAGTATTGTACCCGACCCTTTATTTATTTCGGATTTAGCAAGTCCATTTGTAAAGGTCACACCTAGATCAACATTTTTTGTTCCAACTGTGGTGATTCCAGAGTTAAAATTAGTGTCAATTGCTACAGCAAAACCGGGTGATATAACACTCGCAGAATTTGCCTCAAATTCAAGGACTTTTCCTTTTGAATCAACGTCGTCATAATCTGTCTGATCAATAACATTTGAGTTAGTAGGATCAAAGTATAGTGATCTGTCTTGAATATATTTCAAGACTTTAGTTTCCTTATCCCAAGATGCTACATATCCAACTGCTGTTCCACCACTGACAACTTGTTCAATTTTATTACCAACAACTGGATTTGAGGTAGTGGTGCTTGGAAACTTTAAAGCACCCATAGATGAAAATGAATCATTAAAATAAACAGATGTTGTTCCAACAGAGGTTGGATTTTTAATTAAAGCTACTTGTGCAAATTCAGTATCAACTGGAAAATCTTTATTATCACCACCAAATCTTGCATAACAAAGCACACGATCAGTTCCCAGTTCCTCGTAAAGATCATAACCATGCCCTCTTGAGGGTGGAATTATTGGGACTAATTTAGCAAAATTGGTAACATTACCGTTAATAGAACCTAAATCAACAATACCGTATGTGTAACCTTTACCTCCAGATGATACAACTGCGTTAGTAATTTTACCACCAACAACATCAACAACGACTTTACCACCAGTCCCATCACCTAATATTGGAAACTCTTGCCCCAATCCACCAATATAACCTGGCCCACCTTGTTTTTCAATATATACTTTTTTAATTTGATTGTTATTTAATTCAGAATCTCCGTTTTCACGCACTGCTTGAATGACAGCATCGGTAGATGTGCTCCAATCGTTAGGAACTGCTATAAATTCAGTGGAATCAAATTTTATAATATCACTTGGTGAAACTGTATATAAAAACTTCCAAATGTATCCATCCCCACTCTCACCAGCTTTTGATGGTTCTAAATCGGTGAATGTTGGTTGATCTTGAGATGCGTTACCTGTTGTGTTTATACCAGATGATCCGTTATCGATACAAATATAAACATTAAAATTTTCATTCATAACATAATAATTCGCATCATATAATCTTGCAGATTGTGTTACTGGAGAACGTGAATTTATACTATAATCATGTCTATACATTTCATATCTTGTTCCCTGAGTCCAATTTACTCTTCTTATCAAACGTCTTACATTTTTACCGGTTACTCTTTTACCAAATAGTGTCGTGTCACCAATATGATTATTTGTATTGATATTATCTATTGGAGCAGGAGGAACATCATTAAAGTTACTTGTTCTACCAAAACCCACGGCCTCAGCGTTTGGAAGACCCAGAGTAACATAAAATGAATTAGTAGGATCAGACGCTCCTATGCCTGTAACTGTATCAATAAAGTTACTTGCATTCAATATTCTAAACTGATCCGTGATAACTGCTGGCATTTTATTACTTTTTTTCTATATTTATACG